GATGCTGGCGAAAGGGGAGTGGCGAGCACACACCCAAGGCGATGGTGAAACCATTGGTTTCAACTTGAATGCGTTGTACTCGCCGCCCGGCTGGACCGGTTGGGCCTCGTTGGCCAAGCAATTCGAGAAGGCTAAAAAGGCTCAGGCCAAAGGCGATCTGGAGCCGATGCAGGTGTTTTATAACACCCGTCTGGCCAAGGTCTGGGATAGCGCTCAGGAGCAAACCTCGGCCGATGTGCTGAGGGATCGGGCGCGGCTGGAAAACTACGGGCTTGGCTCAATGCCCGACGGCGTGTTGATGCTGACCGCTTCTGTTGACACCCAAGCCAACCGCCTGGAACTGATGGTGATGGGTTGGGGCGCTGGCATGGAGCGCTGGGTGGTCGACTTTCAAGTGATCTCCGGCGACCCCGCCGATGAGCGCACCTGGGTGGCGCTGGATGAGTTACTCAAGGCCCGTTACCGACACCCTTGTGGTGCTGAGCTGATGATCATGGCTACTGCGGTCGACTCCGGTGGTAACCATACGGATGAGGTCTATCAGTTCTGTCGTATGCGCCGCTGGCGCAGCGTGTTCGCCATCAAAGGGGCGAGCAAGCGGGGCCGGCCGGTAATTGCGCAGCGACCTTCGATGGTCGACGTGACATGGAAGGGACTGACTGAACGGCATGGCGCCGAGCTATGGATTGTCGGTACCGACACCGCGAAGGACTGGATCTACAACCGCTATGCATTCGACACCGGCCCGGGAGCGCTGCACTTTGCCAACGACCTGCCGGATGACTTTTTCGCCCAGTGTGTGGCTGAGCGCAAAGTTACCCGTTACGTCAGGGGGCATAAACGCATTGAATGGACCAAGGGCAAGTCCGAGCGCAACGAAGCACTCGACCTGTTGGTTTACAACCTGGCCATGGCCCATTACCTCGGCATCAATCGCTACCAGGATCACGATTGGACGCGGATTCGGCAGGCGATCATCCAGTCGGCTTCGGGCGATAGTGGCCAACCAGTTCAGAGCGAGCGGCTCAGCCGGCCAGTCGAAACACCGGCAGCACCACAGGCGCCGCAACCAGCCGTGAAATCACGTCCGACAACGGCCCCCCCACAACGCCGCAGCTCCACCAGTGGCTACCTGAAGAGACGCTGATATGTCATTTACGAAAAAGCACCTCGACGCGGTTGAGGCGGCCATTGCTCGCGGTGAAAAAACTGTGCGCTACACCGACCGGACCGTGGAATACCGCACGGTCGATGAGCTGCTCAAGGCGCGCGAAGAAATACGCTCGTCGCTGGCCAGCGCCGCCGGGCCACGTTCGCGCGTGGTCCGCCTTTATCACGGGGGCAAGGGACTTTAATGGCCCGACATTTTCCGACGTTGACCCGTAACGGCTTTGTGCTGCCGTCCAACATCAAGGCCAGTTACGAAGGCGCTGGTGAAGGCCGCCGATCCGCTAACTGGGACGCTCCCGACAACGGGATCAACAGCATCAACACCCCGGCACTGCGCAATTTGCGGTCGCGCTCCCGGGCAGCGGTTCGCAATGACCCGTATGCCTTCAACGTCATCGACAAGCGCGTCAGCAACCTGATCGGTACCGGCATCACCCCTCGGCCAGCGACCGATGATGATGCCCTGCGCAAACTGCTGCAGGAGCTGTGGAGTGATTGGGTTGATGAATCTGATGCGGATGACCGCACCGACTTTTACGGCCAGCAGGCGCTGGTGTCGCGCACGGTGGAAACATCGGGTGAATGCTTTGTTCGCTTGCGTCCTCGCAGTCGGGCCGAAGGCTTGGCGGTTCCGCTGCAGTTGCAGATTCTGGCGCCGGAGTTCGTGCCGCACGACAAATTCGAGAGCACCAAGAACGGCAATATCATCCGCGCCGGCATCGAGTTCACGCCCGGCGGCAAGCGGGTAGCGTATTGGATGTACCTGTCGCACCCGCGTGATGCGGCCTCGTTGAACGCCGGCTATAACCAGCTAGTGCGCGTCCCGGCCGCGCAGGTGCTGCACATCTTCGAACCGGTCGAACCTGGCCAGTTGCGCGGTGTGCCGCGATTGTCGCCGGTACTCAAACGGCTGCGCAGTCTGGACAACTATGACGACGCGGTGCTGTTCCGTCAGGAGGTGGCCAACCTGTTCGCCGGTTTCATCACGCGCCCGTCGCCTGACTCGGGTCCGGCGCCACGCGATCCGGTCACCGGCGCGTTATTGGATCTGGACCGCGACGGCTTCACGCCCATGGTCGCGCTCGAACCCGGCACCATGCAGGAACTCGGTCCGGGTGAGGAGGTGGAATTTTCCAAGCCGCCGGACGCGGGCAACAACTACCCGGACTTCATGCGGCAGCAACTGATGGCTGCTGCAGCGGGCTCTGGTACGCCTTACGAGATCCTCACGGGCGACATGCGCGGGATCAACGACCGAGCGCTTCGGGTGGTGCTCAACGAGTTTCGGCGCCGCCTGGAACAACTGCAATTCAGCGTGTACGTGCATCAGCTCTGCCGTCCCGTACGGGCGGCATGGATGGACATGGCGGTGCTGTCTGGCGTCCTGGTGCTGGACGATTACGCACAGAAACGCCGCCAGTACCTGCGTACCCGGTGGGTGCCACAAGGCTGGGCCTACATCCAACCAGTACAGGACGTGCAGGCACGCCGGATGGAAGTCCAGGCCGGGTTTTCTTCTCGTAGTGAGATGGTGCTGCGCACCGGCTACGACGCCGAAACGGTCGATCTGGAAAACGCCGCCGATCTGGCACGGGCCACAAAACTGGGCCTCAACTACAACACCCTTGATGCCGTCGAAGACACCGACGACAAGGAGCAACCATGAGCAAAAACGCGAAACCGCGTATCTACAACCGCGCCGGCAAACGCGTCGAGGTCAAGGACAAGACCTGGTACGCCGTTCATGCCAGCGGCGAGGCCACCGAGCGAGTGATCGAAGTCTTCGTGTATGGCGAGATCGGCGCGTGGGGTATCACTGCCAATCAGTTCGTGCAGGATCTGCGCGCCATGGACGACGGTGTGTCGCCGGTGGTCGCCGCGTTCAACAGTATCGGCGGTGACCTGTTCGATGGGCTGGCCATGCATAACGCGCTGTCGCGTCTGGGTGAGCGCTGCACTGGTCGCGTTGATGCACTGGCAGCGAGCGCCGCTAGCGTGGCCGTGTGTGGTGCGCACCGCGTAGTCATCGCGGCGAACGCCATGCTGATGATTCATAACCCCTACACCTATGCAGGCGGGGACGCTGAGGACTTTCGCCGGGTCGCTGATGTGCTGGATCAAACCTTGGAGGCGATCATTGCGGCCTATAAGGCCAAGGCGCCCGACATTGATGAGGCGGAACTGCGGCGTTTGGTGGCGGCTGAAACCTGGCTGACCGCCAACGAAGCGGTGGCACTGGGGCTGGCCGATGAAGTGGGCGACGGCATCAAAGTCAAAGCCTGTCTGGGGCAAGGCGCGGTGCTGCAACGGTTCCAGCACGCTCCGGCTGAGTTGGTAGCGCAGCTCGACGAGGCACCCGAACCGGATCCGGATCTTGATCCTGTCGATCCGCCGACGGTGCCGCCCGTTGTAGACTCGGCCAAGTTGGCATTGATGGTCACTCAGCGCTGCACGGCGGCGGGCATCAGCAACCTGATCGAGCCGCTGCTCAAGTCCACCCAGCTTGAAAGTGAAGACATCGTTTTGGCGGGGCTGGCACGCGCCAAGGCGATTAACGACCTCTGCGTGGCCGCGCGGCTGCCTGAATTCAGCGCCGAGTATGTCGCGGCAGGTCTGGATGCGCCGGCGGTGCGGGCGCGTCTGTTCGACAAAATTGTCACCAGCGGCAAGGGCTTTGAAATCGACAACAGTCTGCCGCTGGCGGACGATCTGGCGCCCAAGGTGCTGGCCAAACAACCTGACCCCAACTCGATTTGGGCTGCTCGCCAAGCGGCCCAAACTGGAACCGCGCAAAGCGCGAAAGGAGCACGAGCATGACCATCAAACAGGAACCGATGCACGCAGGTGAATTCCTGCTGTCCGAAGGCGCCGGCACGATCTCGCGTGAAGCGATCAACGTCGCGGCCGGTCCAGCGTTGTGGCCGGGGCAAATCCTCGGGCTGGTGACCGCCACCGGCGAATTCGCACCGTATGAACCGGCGGCAGAGGACGGCACTGAAAACGCTGTCGCCATTCTCTACGGCCCGTTGGGCGAATCCGATGTGGTGCGTCGCGGTCGCGCCGTGGTGCGGTTGGCCGAGGTCAGTGAAGCGCATTTGACCGGCCTGGATCTGGCTGCCGAGAAAGCCTTGGCCGCACATTCGGTAATCGTCCGCTAAGACGTTTCCTTTTTCATATGCATCCCGCCGCGAGCGGGATTTTTCGTTTCTGGAGAGTACCCATGGCCGATATCGCCATTTTTGAAGACGAAGCGTTTACCGTTACCTCGCTGACCGCTGCACTCAATGATCAACCCTACCTGCCGGGCCGCATCAGCGCCCTGGGCCTGTTCCGCGAGGAAGGCATTACCACCCTGACCGTGCAGATTGAAAAGGACGGTGACACCCTGGCACTGGTGCCGGCCGGTGAGCGCGGTGGTTCTGGCCTGGTGGTTGCTGCGAGCAAGCGCAACCTGATCCCGTTCAACACCGTACACCTGCCTGAGCGCTTCACCATCAAGGCGGATGAGATCCAAGGCATTCGCGCCTTCGGCACTCGCACCGAGCTGCAGGCGGTGCAGGACGTGGTCAATGCACGTCTGGCAAAGGCGCGTCGTCAGTTGGATGCGACGCATGAGTTCCAGCGCATGGGCGCACTCAACGGCCAGATCCTCGACGCTGATGGTTCGACGGTGCTGCTGGACTTGTATGAGCGCTTCGGTGTTCAGCGTCAGAAGTTGTCCATGGGGCTGACTGAAGCCGGTACCGAGCTGCGGGTTAAGTGCGGTGAGGCGCTGGACATGCAGGAAGACGCGCTCGGCAGCGTGACCAGCACCGGTTCTCGCGCCTTCTGCGGCAAGAACTTCTGGAACAAGCTGATCGTTCACAAGTCGGTCAAAGAGACCTACCTTAACAGTCAGCAAGCGGCGGCCTTGCGTGGTGATGCGCGCGAAAGCTTCGAGTTCGGCGGCATCATCTGGGAGCGCTATCGTGGCAAGGTCGCGGGCGTGTCGTTCGTCCACGACGACAAGGCGCTGCTGGTGCCTGAAGGCGTGCCAGATCTGTACATCTCGGTGTTCGCGCCGGCCGACTACATGGAAACGGTCAACACTCAGGGCATTCCGTACTACAGCATGATCGAGCCGCTGCCCTTCAACAAAGGCATGGCGGGCGAAGCTCAGTCCAACCCGTTGCACCTGTGCACTCGACCGCGCGCCCAGATCCTGCTGGAACTCTGACCATGGGCTTTCGCGATCTGGTCGCCGAGGTCGACGCGGTGGTCGAGAAGGCCGGCGGCGCCGGCGGCCGGGTGGATGCGTCGCCCGCGCAGGATTATGGTGTGATGTATTCGCGCAGCGTCGAGGACCCCGACGGCCACGTCTGGGAGGTCCTGTGGATGGACCCCGCCGCGGCCGAGCAGGGCGCGTCGGCGATCGACGCCTGAACCACGCATATCCTGGGGAGAACCGAAATGACCGATCAAACCCAGCAGCGCCGGCATATTTTCTGC